GCACATGAACGTGGTATGGTCGTACCCAACAAGATAAGATCAAATCTCAATACAATAAGTGAAGGTCAAGCGGCAGGTGCTTATGTGATGAATCCTAAGAAAGGGTTACATGAGTGGATAGGCTCTATCGATATCAACTCACTATATCCGTCAACGATTCGTGCATTGAACATGGCTCCAGAGACTATTGTAGGACAAGTCAGACAGACTCTAACTAATCAGTATATGGAAGAGAAAGGTCTTGAACTAGCAAAGAAAAAGCCTAGATATAAAGAAGGTGATGCTCCAGTAGAAGGTCCCGTCTTATGGGAGGGACTGTTTAGTTCACTAGAATATACTGCTATTCAGAATCAGGAACGTGGCACAATGCTAACAATTGATTATGAAGATGGCAGAGAAGAAGAAATGAGTGCCGCACAAGCATGGAAGATGATTTATGATTCTAACAATCCTTACATTCTTAGTGCGAACGGTACAATCTTTAGATCCGATCAAGAGGGAGTGATTCCTGGATTGTTATCTAAATGGTATTCTGATCGTAAAGTGATGCAGAAGAAACTCAGAGAGTCTACTACAAAGACAGATATAGATTACTGGGACAAGAGACAGTTAGTTCGTAAGATTCTACTTAACTCAGCATATGGTGCACTTTTGAATGAGCATTGTCGTTTTTATGATAAACGTATAGGACAGAGTACAACACTCACAGGTCGTTCTATCACTAAACATATGTCAGCCTTTGTCAATGAGATAATGACTGGTGTATATGATCATACAGGCGACTCAATGATCTATGGTGATACTGACTCTTGTTACTTTAGTGCATGGCCTATGCTACAACAAGACTTGCCCTCAGACATGTCATTACAAGACAAGAAGCAAACGTTTATCGACTTATATGAAAGCATGTCTGATCAATGTAACGTATCGTTCCCGGGCTTTATGGAGAAAGCATTTCACTGTCCACGTGAAAAAGGTATGATTATCAAAGGTGGTAGAGAAGTCTGCGGTGACAGAGGTTTATTCATTACTAAGAAAAGATATGCAATCAATATCTATGATGCAGAGAACAAACGTACTGACATAGACGGTGCAATGAAAGTTAAAGCAATGGGCTTAGATTTAAAGAGAGCAGATACTCCTGCATATGTACAAGACTTCTTAATGGAAGTTTTAGAAATGACACTATCAGGTAAACAACGTGATGAAATCATCGAAAAGATTAAAGAGTTTAAGATATCATTAGGTCAACAGGATTCATGGACAAAAGGTTCCCCTAAAGGTGTGAACAAACTGACTTCTTATACAATGCTTGAAAAGAATTCTAAAACTGGTAGAGCAAACATGCCGGGACATGTCAGAGCGGCAATGAACTGGAACACACTCAAACGTGTACATGGAGATAACTACTCAATGGAGATCATGGATGGCTTTAAAGTTGTTGTATGCAAACTAAAGTCTAATGCAATGGGTTATACTAGTATTGCATATCCAACCGATCAACTCAGACTTCCTGAATGGTTCAAAGACTTGCCATTCGATGACAATCTGATGGAGTCTACACTCGTAGACGAAAAGATCAGCAACTTGCTAGGAGTTCTTAAGTGGGACTTACGAGCAAACACAGACACTAATTCAACGTTTGATGAGTTGTTTAGTTTCGGGTAAACGCAATGACCAAAGTACTTGCATTACACAATAAATCCAGATATAATACACAGTATATCTACCTAAATACATTACGAGGAGTATAAATGAAAGATAATTTATTAGACATCATCGGTTACACGCATAGTCTAGGCATCATTGATCTAGTAAAGATCGTGGGAACTGATACAGAAACTGAAATTCATGCAATCGCAGAAGATAAATCTGTTATTGTGACTGGCAAAACTAAAACGCCAGTTGCAGATTTTATCGGAACGTTTGGTATGCCGAATCTAACTAAACTAAAAACTATTTTAGGCTTTGATGTCTACAATGATGATAGTTCTACAATCGACATGACTAAAGCAAACAAAGATGGCAATGAAGTTCCTAGTGCGATTCACTTTGCAACTAAGCAAGGAGACTTTGTTAACGACTATCGTTTGATGTCACAAGCAATCATTGAAGAAAAAGTAAGAAATGTTACTTTCAAAGGTGCAAACTGGGACGTAGAATTTGAACCGACAGTTGCAGGTATCATGCGTTTGAAAATGCAGGCACAAGCAAACTCTGAAGAATTGAACTTTACTACTAAAACAGAAGATGGTGATCTTAAAATCTTCTTTGGTGATCCTTCAACTCACTCAGGTAACTTTGTGTTTCAACCTACTGTAACAGGAGAACTTACAAGAGCATGGATGTGGCCTGTTAAAGTATTCTTGTCTATTATGGATTTGCCAGGTGACAAGACTGTGCGTATCTCTGATCAAGGGGCGGCACAAATTACTGTAGACAGCGGTTACACAGTTTACGAATATCTATTGCCTGCACAAGCCAAGTAATTGATAATTCAACGTAGCAATTCACACTGGGAAGAACCTGAGTTTTGGACAAGGGGAAACAATACCCAACGAATTGTTAGGCGTCAAGGTCAATGCCAAGATATTATGGGGACTAATTATTCATATATCCCTATCGGCAAAGTAGCATCAACGTTCATGTCAGAATTTGTTGCACAGTTAAAGTGGGTTAATACTACATGGAATTACAATGATGTTGATAAGCATCGTACCCCTAAAAAATATATGGTTGTTTTGCGAGATCCAGTAGAACGTTGGTGTTCTGGTATTGTAGAATTCTTAGTTAACCACACTAAGTTTATAGAAAAAGGACATGAGGTAGGATGGAACTTACAAAACAGAGAAACGTTAGATTTTATATTTGGTGTCGCAAAATTTGACAGACATACGTGTTCTCAAGTTGACTACTTACATGGCTTAGATACAAAAGATTGTGTATTCTTTAAATTAGATAAGAATTTTGAAGATACGATAAAACGGTTTGCAAAAGAAGAATTACATTCACCCATAAATGATGTAATTATAAGAGATTTTGCATATAATACATCAGACAGAGAAACACACAACACACTTAGGAATACAATTAATTTTCAAATTAAAAATAATCCTAGGTATATGAGAACGATAAAAAATCATTTTGTAAATGATATTATATTGTTTGATCAAGTAACTTTTTATGAATAACGAGAATATGGCAGAACAAATCGATCTTTCTAAAGAGCATAAGCCGGATTGGGCACTGTTCTTACCCGCAGTCAGTAGTTTTTTTATTACAGGCTTAGGTAAGCAACGTGATACGACAACTGAGGATTATTTCCCTCAAGAACGTATCCCAGCAGGGTTCAACGGAGACGTAGAACGTCTGAATTTCTTAAACTCTAAAGAAGGTTTGTTCACATATAAGTGGGGATTGTATTCTGCTGGCCATGCAGACTTGGATGTAACTAAAACAATCCCCGCTGAATCTATCATACGTGATAGAGAAGAGGGTACGTTTATGCTAGGCGACTCAGGTGGTTTCCAGATTATGAAAGGTCAATGGCCTGCTGACTGGAAAAATCCGAATTGTCCTAAAGCACTTGAACAACGTATAAAAGTTCTGACGTGGATGGACACGTATATGGACTACGGCATGTGTTTAGACATACCCTCGCAAACTGTGCAAAATCAACATCTGTTTGACAAGCACGGTATAAAAACCATAGAGGAAGCCGCACTGGCAACGCATATCAACAACGATTACTTTATACACAATCGTAATGGTAACTGCAAGTTCTTAAATGTCTTGCAGGGGTTGAATCATACTCAGTCAGATAACTGGTATGAGGAAATGAAGATGTATTGCGATCCGAATAAGTACCCAAATAATCATTTCAATGGTTGGGCATTCGGTGGTCAAAACAAAATCGATATACATCTTACCTTAAAAAGAATCGTTGGTATTATACATGATGGACTGTTGGAACCCGGAAAGCATGATCTTATTCATTGCTTAGGTACATCTATCTTAGAATATGCTGTCCTGTTCTCTGACATTCAGAAAGCAGTAAGAAAGTATCACAATCCAAACTTACAGATTACGTTTGATTGTGCGAGTCCTTTCTTTGGTGCGGCTAAAGGGTTAGCATACTTTAACTCTAACATGGAACACAATACAAAGTGGACATACTCTATGGAGAAGACTGCGGAAAACAAAGACTTTGATACAGACATGCGTAAGTTTAGTGACGCCGTAATAGCAGAGGGCATACATGAAACGTTTGCAGACTCTCCTGTCACTAACGCAATGGTTATGAAGGACCTTTGTTATCGTGGTCATGGTTTCTTAAACAAGCATGGGAAAGAAACTAAAACGAGTTGGGACACACTCAGTTATACATTGCTACAGGCACACAATGTCTATCAGCATATGTTTGCAGTACAAGAAGCAAACAGACAATATGACTCAGGGTGTGTCCCCGCAATGTTAATGAATGAAACATTTGATAGTGTAAGATTTAGAGACGTTGTTGATGAAATCTTTGCACTTAAAGATAGACAAAAATCATTAGACTTGATTGATCAACACAGTAGGCTATGGATGCAAATTCAATCAGGATCACAGGGATTTTCAGGTAAAAGGGCAGTTAATGCAGGCACAATGTTTGATCAACTGTTTACTGAAAATGGGTAAATTAGTGCTTGACTTCAATAACAAAACCAAGTATTATTAGTAATGATAGAAATATTGTTTTGGAGTTTAGTAGTTATTACATGGGCATCATACGGTATGCATGTAATAAGACAATACATCAGACATCATATTGAGTAGGAGTAAGAAATGGTAGAACCAACAATTAAAAAGCCGAGTTTATTCAGAAGGACAGTTATGTCTTTAGTCAATGGTTGGAGACGAGTAATGGATGTAAGATACAATCCTTTACGATATATTCCAGACCCAAGTTTGCAAACATACTTTATGTTAGTATTATTTACTGTATGGAGTGTATGGTTCGGATTCTTAGCATCTAACTACTTAGGCTTTTTTAACTACAATACTATAGTCAGTATTATCATTCATGTTTCAATATTACTTCCATTGGCATTCACTAATGCAATCTTTATTGATGCAGAACGTGACGGTCATAAGTGGCTTAAAGAATGGAAAGAAGAACAAAGCAGATATAAGTTGGTGGTCAATAGATTGCGTAAAAAGAATCTGACTATTTGGGACCCTAGCAAGGAAGCATAATGAGAACTATTTGGGTAACATTTTCAAAAGAAGGCATTCATAAGTATCCGGGTGCGGACACTGATCCTAAGTTAGCAACAGGTGACTGGGACGATGTATCATTCTTGGGTTATCCTCACAGACACATCTTTCATTTTAAAGTATGGATTGAAGTCTACCATAATGATAGAGATATCGAATTCATACAGTTTAAAAGATGGTTAGAACGTTTGTACGCAGAAGTAGAAAGCAGTACAAGTGTATTACAACTTAATCATAAGAGTTGTGAAATGATCGCAGACGATTTGGCATTAGAAATACAAACAAAGTATCCAGGTCGTTACATAAAGATTTCAGTAGCCGAAGATAACGAGAACGGTTGCGAAATGGAGTATCAGTATAATAACTGATTTAACTTAAATAGTAATATGAGAATAGAAGAAGGAATATTACGATGGCAAACCCTAAAACTGTTAAAGTTTTTGAGGACCTTGAGGCTTACACAGCCTTCTGTAAAGAATATGGATATAAGGTTAAGCCCGAATGTCTTTACAACAAGAGCAGTCGCATCTGGCGACTATATAGTCAACGATATGTGGTGGGGAAACCCGTCCGAAATATGTGGGAGATAGATGGCCAAAAATACCAAAAAAGACGACACTACAAAAGGTAGCAAGAAAATGACTGCTAAAAAAACTGTAGCAAAAAAGGTACCTGCTAAAAAGCCGGTAACTAAAAAAGCACCTACAAAGACAGTCAAAAAGAAAGCACCAGTCGCAAAAAAGAAAACTGTTGAAAAAGCAGTTCAACCGAAACCCGTCTTGCAAAAGATCGAAATGCCAAATACTCCTACTAGAGAAAATGGCACAGTAGTCTTAGTAACAGGTGGATTTGATCCTATACATTCAGGCCATTTAGACTATATTGATTCTGCTAAAGAACTAGGTCGTGAGGAATCATGGCATGGTGCTAAAGTAGTAGTCGGTGTTAATAGTGATGATTGGCTTACTCGTAAGAAAGGCAAGTGTTTTATGCCTGTCGAAGAACGAGTGCGATTGTTATTGGCATTGCGTAATGTAGATCAAGTAATCACATTTGATGACTCAGACGATTCCAGTATGAATGCTATCCATATTACTAGACATATGTTCCCGGATGAGCATATAATATTTGCTAATGGTGGAGATAGAACTAGTGCTAACATCAAAGAAATGAACTATCCTGATGCAAATGTATCGTTTTCATTTGGAGTAGGTGGAGATAAAACTCAATCTAGTTCTAATCTTTTAGGTGAATGGGCGGCTCCTCGTACTGAACGTGATTGGGGTTACTATCGTGTACTACATGAGTTTGGTAGAGAAGTGAAAGTTAAAGAACTAACTGTTGACCCGGGTAAATCATTAAGTATGCAAAGGCATGCAGGTAGATCAGAGTTTTGGTTTGTTGCTAGTGGTGTTGCTACAGTTTATACAGTAGCATATCCCAATGATCCTAAACGTGATATCGGTGATATCTTAGTTGGTAAGTTTGGCAAACATGAATCAACATGGATACCTGTGCAAGAATGGCATAGACTAGTGAATAATGAGAGTGAACCATTAACTATATGTGAAGTTCAATACGGAGATAATTGTATTGAAGAAGACATTGAACGAGTATTTAGACCAAAGATATAAGAGGTAATTATGCGTAAACTATATTACATGGGCTTAGAACCCTACGAAGCAAGATACACATTACAATTGCAACAGTGGAATACTGAAGCCTTTGACAAACGTGAACTTGACTATGTAGTGGTTCCAGGTGAACTATTAACAACTGATCAGTCCATTGTAACAGGTCAAGTATTAGACGCACATGGTCGTTCATACTTTGGTATGTCACAAATGATGTCATTAGTTAAACTGATGAAAGAAGGTGAAGTAACAAGTGAAGACTGTATCTTCTTTGAAGATATGTTTCAGCCGGGTATCGAATCACTTCCTTATATAATGAATCAAGTTTCAGAAGAACACAGACCTAAAGTCTTTGTAAGATGTTTAGCACAGTCTGTTGATCCAGATGATTTTGTACATGTCTGGGGCATGGAGAAGTGGATGGGTCTGTATGAACAAATGGTCAATGAATTTGTAACAGGTGTCTTAGCAACTAATGAAGAAATGGTTGCACATATGAAGATTGCAGGTTGGACTGCACCCATCTATAATATCTCAGGTCTTGCATTTGGTAAAGATGAAGTACGTAGACGTTTACTAGAACTAGAAGAATACAAGCCCTTTGAAGAACGTAAAATGCGAGTGGCGTTTACTGCTCGTTGGGACCAAGAGAAACAACCTGACTTTTATATGGACCTTATCGAAGAATGGTATGCTAGATATGGTAAGAAGCATGGCATTGAGTTCTGTCTATTATCAGGTGGAGAGTTAAGAAGCAATAATGACTCATACATGAAACGTACAAAGAAATTGCAGAAACAAAAGAAACTAGTTATCCATGAGAATCTATCTAAGAATGATTACTATAGAATTCTAAATGATACTAGAGTTGTATTTAATTGTGCATTACAAGACTGGGTAAGTAATACAGTCTCTGAAGGTGATGCATTAGGATGTAATGTTTTGTTCCCTGCTTACAGAAGTTTCCCTGAAACGTTTGCTAATGACAGAGATAGACTTTATATTCCATGGTCAATTGATGATGTGATCGATAAGATGCATCCTCTATTGGGTATTCAACATCAAAATCAAGGCAAAATTAGTGATTGGACTAATGGCACTATTGATCGTTGTATCGACATCATGCAAGGTGATGGAGAAGAATGGCGCAGAGATAGTGTAGATTATCGACAACAAACAAGAGTGAGTAAATTCTAATGCGAATTGAATCTGAGATTAAGTTAGACTTTTCAGATGTATTAATTAAACCAAAGAGATCAACACTAGGATCACGTAAGCAAGTACAATTAGAACGAGAGTATAACTTTAGAAATACCGATTCAAACGTAGGTTATAAAGGAATACCGATTATGGCATCTAATATGGATGGTGTTGGTACTTTTGAAATGGCAGACAAACTTGCTGATCTAGGGTTGTTTACATGTCTAGTTAAAACTTACAGTGTAGAACAACTAACACAATTCTTTTTAGAAACAAATGGTACAAGACGAGAGCATGTTGCCATGAGTATCGGCATCACTGACGATGATATTGAAAAACTAAACAGATTAATGAAAGTCAGAGGTATCAAATATCTCTGTATAGATGTTGCTAATGGTTACTCAGAACGTTTTGCAGGAGTAGTCAAGCAAATTAGAGAAAAGCACCCATCACTAGTTATCATTGCAGGTAATGTAGTGACAGGTGAAATGACAGAGGAGTTGATATTAAGTGGAGCAGATATCGTTAAAGTGGGCATTGGGCCTGGTAGTGTTTGTACTACTCGTATTAAGACTGGCGTTGGATATCCGCAACTCTCGGCAATCATGGAATGTGCCGATGCCGCTCACGGTCTTGGTGGACACATCATTGCTGATGGCGGTTGTTCAAGTTCTGGAGATGTAGCAAAAGCATTTGGTGCTGGTGCAGACTTTATTATGCTTGGTGGCATGATGGCAGGACACGATGAAGGCGGCGGAGAGGTTATCGATGGTAACGTGCAATTCTATGGCATGAGCAGTGATACTGCTAATACTAAACACTTCGGTGGACTTAAAGAATATAGAAGTTCTGAAGGTAGAACTGTAAAGATTCCATATAAAGGTGCAATCAAAGATACAGTACAAGACATCTTAGGGGGCATTAGAAGCGCCTGTACTTACGCAGGAGCACGTAAACTTAAAGACTTGAGCAAGTGTACTACCTTTGTTAGAGTAAACAATCAATATAACAAAGTATTTGAAAACAATTAATATTACCCTTTCGACTTGAAAAATATAATGTTAAGTAATATAATGAATAAATACAAATGTAGCACAAAGGCTACAACACAAATTAGTATAATAATATCCGCGTTAGGAAGGAGAAAAGACACATGTCTTATAACAAAACAAAAACCGACCCAGTTCTAGGGCAACAAGTACACGAACATTTAGTCTCAGTAGGAGTAGAAACTCCAGTCACTGATAACGGTTTGTCTCGTACAGAAAAAATCGATAAAATCGAAAACAACTTTAATCAAATAATGGATACATTAGGACTTGATCTTACTGATGATAGTCTTATGGATACACCAAAACGTGTTGCAAAAATGTATGTAAACGAAATCTTTTGGGGACTTGATTATGAAGCATTCCCTAAAGCAACTGTTGTTGATAACAAAATGAACTACAATGAAATGGTTGTAGAAAGAAACATTTCAGTCCAATCTAATTGTGAACATCACTTTGTTGTGATTGACGGACTAGCAACTGTTGCATATGTTCCTAATAAAAAAGTATTAGGCTTATCTAAGATCAATCGTATCGTTGAGTACTTTTCAAAAAGACCTCAGATACAAGAACGTTTGACTGAGCAAGTATATCATGCATTATCATTCATACTGGATACAGAAGATGTAGCAGTAATGATTGATGCACAGCATTATTGCGTAAAGTCAAGAGGCGTTGAAGACACTGGTAGTTCTACTATTACAAGTAGACTAGGCGGTGGATTCAAATCGGACCCTGAAGTAAGGGCAGAGTTTTTAGCATTAGCAAGGTCGTAAACAATGGGCGGTCCTATATTACCTGATATAGACGATATCATGTCTAAGATACGTAAGATGAATATCGAAATGAGTTCTCCTTACAATGATGGATATTTGTCATGGGGTATCAAGCAAGACTTATACATTCTTAAATTCTTTTTAGATAAAGTCATTGCAGATGCACCTACGTTTGTGAATGAAGATGAATGGATTAAAGAAAAAGAACAAGAACTAATGATGGAGATATTAAAAAAATAATGTATTGTTATAAAGATAATTTTCTATCTGATGAATTATTCAACTTGTTTAAAGAAGACATGCTTAATAAATATGAGCCTCGGAAAGAATGGGTAACTGACAATGGAGAAATGCGTTTTGGAAAATACTTGTCAGGTGAAAATTATAAAGAAGATGCTCCTGTAAGAGTTATGGATTTGGCATACCCAGAAGACGGTAACTATATGTATACTGCGGTGAAACTAGGATCAAAGTCATTACCAGAAATAGCACGTAGTATTAAACAGTACATGATTGAATGTATGAATTTGATAAATCCTTTGGCTAGGCAGATGTGGTATCAATATCATTCAAAGAAACACAAAATAATATCACATTTGGATCAAGCAGTCAAGGATAAAACGAGTAAGCAATCATTTACTAGTCTTCTATACATGCATGATAATTGGGAAGATAGTTGGGGCGGTGAACTTACATTTCTTAATGATAAGCAATCTATACTACCTAAACCGAATAGATTAATAATATATAGCAGAGACGAAGAACATTGGGTCAACGAGATTACACATGACTTAGATGATTATCAAAGAATGTTATTCTTTACTGCATGGGGAACAGATAATGATTTTTAATAAGATCAGACAACTTAAAGACGAAGGGAAAACTATTGGCATTACGTTTAGTACATTTGACTTGTTACATGCAGGTCATATCGCAATGTTATCAGAAGCAAAGAATCATTGTGATTACTTAATCGCAGGATTACAAACTGATCCAACAATAGATAGACCCGATCAAAAGAATCCGCCGATACAATCTATCGTAGAACGTCAGATACAATTAGCGGCAACAAGGTATGTAGATGAAATTGTTATCTATCAAACTGAACAAGATTTAAAAGATTTACTTTTAGTCTTGCCACTTGATGTAAGAATCATCGGTGTTGAATACCAAGAACAAGAATTCTCTGGCAAAGAAATTTGCGATGCTAGAGATATTAAAGTAATATATAATGGCAGAGATCATAGTTTTAGTTCATCGTCATTACGCAAAAGAGTAGCAGAGGGAGAAAAATGAAACTATTTAATAAGGTATTAGGAAACAAAAAAGTAAAAGCAAAGCCTGAAATTGACTTTGGTAAAGGCAAATACTTGTCTACTAAAACATATGGAAACGATAGAGGTTTCTCATGTTGTTTTAGACAGTGGCGTGCAAAACATTCGCATTGCTCATTGTTACATGGTTATTCACTAGGATTCAAACTTGTGTTTGAGTGTGATTCACTAGATGAACGTAACTGGGTTATGGACTTTGGTGGTTTGAAAGAACTGAAGAACTGGTTAGAAGATAATTTTGATCACACAGTCGTTGTAGCAAAAGATGATCCTGATATAGGTAACTTGAGAGCATTGCAAAAGAAAGGTCTAGCAAAAATTAAAGTGTTTGACAATGTAGGTGCAGAGAAGTTTGCCGAAGAAGTATTCAAGCAAATGACTATCATCATTGAACGATCAAAGTATCAGAAGAAAGCACTTAACCCTACAGTAAGAGTTAAGAGTGTAGAAGTATTTGAACATGATGCTAACTCAGCAATATATGAGAGAGCATAATGGATTTATTCACAACATTGCTGGCAGTCGGATTATTAGTGTTAATAGTAATTTTAAATAATAACAATAGACCGAGGTTTTAACATGGCTATAGGACAAACAATGTCGTTTGCTAATATCCCAAGAGATAGACTTGTGTCTATATGTCAGAGTTCAAATAAAGCAGATGTGTTTGAGACTATCTTAAAAGAGCATCCTCAGATCGCCAGAGAACGCCTTATAGAACGAATGCTTGATCAAGGTATCGATGATACAGATAGAATTTTAAAAGATATAGATGATTATATTGAACTGCATAATGCAGGTCTATCATCTGCAATAGGTATTTTAGGTTTATAATGTTAGAAATTATAGGCTTTTTTACTATTGCATATTTTGTTATCAAGTTTTTCCCAGAAATACTTGAAGCAGTGTTTAAATTTTCAGTAATAGTAATAGGCGTTACATTCTTTATGATTTTAACGGCCTTACTACTGAACTAATAAATATAATAGTAGCATATTATAGGAGAAGAAAATGGCAAAGAACCCAAAAACAACAATAAAAAAGAAGGCGCCGGCTAAAAAGCCGGTAACTAAAAAAACTATTGCTAAAAAACTAACGTTAGATACTTTTCCTTTTGATGAATTATTAAAAATTTGTAAAAAGGATGAAGTAGTTGCAGAGAAGATGCAACAACTTATCAGTGATTATTCATTTGAGAAAGATCAAGCCGAACGTGAAAGATGTATAACTATTGCATATGGTAACTGGGCTAAAGTTAATTATGATGTAGATGGTGATGGACACGTAGACGAAAAAGAACTTGACGGCAATAAACATGCTGACAAGATTCTAAAAGCAATTAACAAAAAGATTGATGGATAAAGTTATACGTGCAACCATACACGTAGAAGTTCCGTATAGTAATGAACTATTGAACTACGGTGACAAGTTAGATGCTGAACTTAAACGAGTAATTGCTAATGCACCATTTTTAAATTGTAAAGTTACAGCAGGAAATTTAGAACCAACAGCATTAGTTATAAAGGAGAATGTATGAGAGAATCAAAAATAGTCACTGAAGAAGTTTACGTAGTTGAACTTATCGAAGATGGAAAAATAAAGGAAAGAAGGTACCTTCCTGGCAAGTCAAAGTTTTATGCAGAAGACTGTGCTGAGAATTGGACAAACGGTGTTATAAAGGAAGCAAATGAACAGACGGCTTAGTATCGGTGACATAAAGAACGCCGTACAAGAAATTCTAAGACAAATGCACTTAGACAACTTTAGACCTGACTATGTAGTTGGGATAACAAGAGGTGGTTTACTACCTGCTAAGATGATTTCTCATTATCTTAAAGTGCCCATGCATACATTAGACATATCATTACGTGATAATGTACAAGGAGGTCCAGAAAGTAATCTATGGATGCCTTGTGATGCGTTTGGCGCTGTCGATCCAGAAGATGTTCCTATAGTTAAGAACAGATGGGATGCCACTAAACGTAAAAATATTCTTATTATAGATGATATCAATGATTCTGGTGCAACATTAAGTTGGATCAAAAATGATTGGGAGACATCATGTTTTCCTAATGAAAGAAATACATGGGACGTTGTTTGGGACAAGAATGTTAAGTTTGCTGTACTCATAAACAACGAAGCAAGTAATTTTGATGAGGTATCTTATCAATATGATACTATCAATAGAATAGACACTCCTGATCTTTGGCTAGACTTCCCCTGGGAAAGTTGGTGGTTAGATTGAGTTCTATAGTATTCCTCGATCAAAAATTTTATAAAGAAGAAGACGCAAAGGTTTCTATATTAGATCACGGTTACCTATATGGTAACGGTTGTTGGACTACTATGATGACATCAGGTGATCGTGTCTTTTTTATAGATGATCATATGGACAGACTACTTGAGTCTGCAAATATAATTGGGTTAGATATACCCTGGACAAAAGATCAAATTAAAGATTGGACCCTTCAAACTTATGATAAGAATAAACATCTGTCAGGTCGTAGCAGAATTAGAGTAGGTTTGTATAAAGGGGTAGGATCAAGTATTGTTGTAGGCACAACAGACTGCACACCTTCAATTAATATTATTGTTTCCCCTTATCCAGTTGCAGAAGAAGAACGTGCAGTAGAAAAGGGGTTACATACAATAACTGTCCCGGCAGATAGGCCTTATGCTAAGTCAAAAAACTGCAATTATCTTCCTAGTTATGTTGCTATAACAAAAGCAAAGCAACAAGGTAAAGATGATGCTATCTTTATCAACTATAACGGTGATGTAACGGAATCAACTACTGGCAACTTGTTTTATATTAAAGATAATATAATTTATACTGCTGAATATGACATCTTATACGGCATAACAAGAAAAGTAATACTTGATTATCGCAAAGATATTGTTGAAACAATGTATAAACTAGAGACTTTGTTAGAAGCAGATGAAGTTTTTATATCAGGTACTACGAAACTTATTATTCCAGTAGTACAAATCAATGATACAATTATCGGTGACGGTAAACCCGGTAAACAAACATTGCAGTTAAGAAAAGAGGTAAGTAATTGGGTAGATTTAACTTGACTCTAAGATCAATAGGAGATATAATATGTATATGATTTATGAAATATTGAACGGTATTATTGCTTTCGTAATAGTTGTCTTTTCAGGTTGGGTAGCATGGGAAAGTTCAGTAATGGTATCTGAAAAGAAAGCAAGATATAAAGCAGGAACACATGACTATTATGACAGACCTATTGAGGACATAGATGACACTGAAGTACAGTGAAACATTCTTTTCAGCACAAGGTGAAGGGCAGTATGTAGGCATTCCGTCGTTATGGATGCGGTTCTTTTTGTGCAATCTACAATGCAATGGCTTTGGTCAAAAGGATCCGACTAATCCTGACACATATGAACTCCCTTATGAAACTATCGATATCACAAACATAGATAGTGTGTTTGATCTCCCTGTATTTGACAAAGGTTGTGATAGTTCTTATACATGGAGTAAGAAGTACAAGCATCTTATCACTGATAAGACTGTAACAGAAGCAGTAGACGAACTGACAGCACTTCTCCCTCATGGCAAGTTCATACATCCTATTACAGGACAAGCATCACACATGGTGTTTACTGGTGGGGAGCCAATGATCAAGGGCACACAGCCTGGCATGATCGAAGTTATTGAAGAATTCAAACGTAGAAAGAATCAGCCAATGAAGGTAACTGTAGAAACAAATGGTACCAGACCAATCACTGATGAGTTTGCTGAATGGATACAACGTGAGTATTCTCATTGGGCAGACGGTAGAGAATGGTACTGGTCACTCAGTCCTAAACTATGGGCAACTGCAGGTGAGAAATCTAAGAAAGCAATTAGACCTGATGTTGTAAAAAGATATGCTGAAGTGAGTCCTCATGGTCAACTAAAGTATGTAGTCAATGGGACAGATGAAAGTTGGCGTGAAGTAGAAGAAAATACTAAACTGTTTAGAGAAGCAGGGTGTGATTATCCTGTATGGATCATGGGTGTAGGTGGTACATTTGAGGGCTTAGTACAAACTGAAGCAAGTATTGCTGATGAAGCAATCAGACGAGGTTATTATTATACAAGCAGAGTTCATGTTCACATCTATGGTAATGCAATAGGCAAATGAGAATCATTAATTTCTTGCAAATCAATGAATTACGTGATAAATACTGTAGAAAGGAAATAACAATATGAATTATCTATTAGAAGCATTAATTAAAAAACTTGAAGGCGAGATTGCAATGGCAAAAGCCAACATAGAAGTTTACATCAATAACCCTGCTGGTATCGGAGAGCATCCTGATGTTGTCCAAGCAGTTGAGTCACAAATTGAAGCAATTGCAAATGCAGAGGAGAAAATAGAAACAATTCGCAAACATTTTTAAAGTAACATGGCATATTCAGATAAAGTAGTAAAAAGGTTCGAGGATGTCCTTCAAAATCCTGAAAAACACGCAGTAGGCAGATTCGATCCTAATGATGCAGATGTAGCAACTGGAATGACAGGTGCACCAGCATGTGGTGACGTAATGAAACTGCAACTCAAACTAGACAAAGACGAAAAGATTGTTGATGTCAAATTTAAAACTTATGGTTGTGGTTCAGCAATAGCAAGTTCAACGATGTTTGTTGAAATGCTAATGGGCAAGACAGTAGAAGAAGCACAAGAGATTAAAGATAAAGACATAGCGGCCGCATTAGAATTACCCCCTATTAAGTTACATTGTAGTGTGTTAGCAGAAGCAAGTATTAAAGATGCCCTCAAGAATTGGGACGGCAAACGAGAAGAATTTATTGGAAGTAGTGATAGTATGATTGGACATAACAGTCAAGGATTACTTCAAATAGAGGAGCCGACTACTACAGTCGAAATTTAATAATTAACCAGGAGCGAAATGCCAACGAAGTTTAAACAATCACAAACCGTGAGAGAAAGAGGAACCGGAAAATTAGTAACAACAAATTACTGGATAAAAGGAATCTCTAAAGAAGAATTATTTGAAGAAATAAACAAAGATAACCCTAACAAAAAACGCAGAGCAAAGGCTATCAGAGAGTTAGAACGTAGAGGAGTTAAATTAGTTTGGACAAAGAAAGAACCGAACAGTATCGTATAGACGAATCGAAGTTTGGTAAAGGTGTTTTTGCTACTCAAGCAATCACTGCAGGTGAAATAATACTAAGTCTTGCTGGACCTGTTATAACATTGCAAGATGTATATTTAAAAGGTGACAAGCAATGTAACCCGTTGCAAATAGCCGATGAGGTATATGTTGACTTACAACCACCCGGACTATTGATCAATCATCATTGTAATCCAAACTGCGGAATATTTGATGATATGTACATCATAGCAGTAAGAGACATTGAAGAAGGAGAAGAAATCTTCTACGATTATTCTACTACAATCAGTGAAGATTTTGAAGAAGACGGTAGTGAATTTGTTATGCTTTGTAATTGTGAAGACAAAACATGCAGAAAAAAGATAGGAGACTTCAAACATCTATCCAAATCTAAGCAAAAATATTATATTACAAAGAATGTAGTAATGTCTTTTATTATCAAAAAGATTTGGGAAAAAAAGATTAAAAATCCCTTGACTTCATAACGTAAAAGTAATATACTTTCTTAATGATAACTACACACCTGACGGGAATTCCCAGCCGAGTTAGGACATAGAATAAAAAATATGGGCCGAACATATATAACATACATGAGAGAATTAATGAAGGGTGGACGCACCCTTCCTTTTTGGGTACATTGGTGTTGACATTACTTTTAAGAGGAAGTATAATAATTATATGAGTGCTAATGACGGATATTACTTAATGCTAGATGCAAAGCAACTATGGCTTGCAGATAATCCTGGCAAAGCAGACAGAGACTTTTTTAGAGTGGGTGTGAACGTACAAGACGAATACACAGAAAAAGCAGGTGGCAAAAAGATTAAGTATCTTGGTGCCGGTGCTTGGATATGGGAGAGACATGTACAATAAACGCATAGCATTCTTAATGTCATATCAACATCTTATTCCCCATGGGGGCATAGGACAATTTGCTTTAAGTTTCGTAAAGCAGATGAAGGATAATAATATCAAAGTTGATATCATTACAGACAAGTTTGACAAGCATACAGAGTTTACTAAAACTTTGCAGAACGACGGTGCTAGATTTATCTACACAGACAATCCTTTGTCTTATTCTAAACATCAAGGTATCTTCATGTATGGCGATAGTTACTGTTTAGAACGTATGATTAACTTTAGAAACTCAGTGATCAAAGCCTTAGAGTCTAATCTGTATGATTCTATTGTTTGTAATACTTACGAAACTTCACGTTTAATGTCTGAGATCGGATTAGAAGATTGTATTCAGATTATCAACTACACACATTTAGAAAGTCAGTTATTTGAGAATACAAAGAATCCTTTCTTAGACAACGTGAATCACTCAATGAGATTACAAATGCAAATCTCTAATACAACTATCGGTACGCAAAGTGAGTTTAATGCTCAGATACTCGGTACACTTAAAGGAGTGCATTTACCTATACCATTGCCCGAACCTAGTCTATTAGAAGAACATCACAAAGAAAGAACAGGTGTACTTTATATCGGTAGATGGGAAGAAGGAAAAGGTCCTGAAGACTTTTTGAAAGTTATTGAACAGACTAAACTGCCTGCTAAAGTTATGACTAACGCAAATGGTGCTAAGAAGTTTGAAGCACGATTAAAAGAGTTAGGCGTAGACTATGAAATTAAGTCAGGTATTATAGGACAAGAAAAGGTTAACTTTATTACTAGTGCAAGGGTAGCATTTAATCCAAGCACTGTTGAGAGTTATGGTATTGCATTTTTAGAACAGCACATTCAGTTGCCAACTGTAGCATACGAAGGAAAACGTTGGCTAAAGAATTTCGATGATAAGTATTATTATGTAGGAGACAAAAGTAACGTAGCAGAGATCATCTCCGTACTTTATGAAGAATATCCTACAGCAGAGTCTTATTACAAGTTAGGTGCATTAGAACATTATAATGCACAAGAAAAACTGATTGCTAAGAAATGGATTGATTGTTTTCATAGTTTTAAACGTAAGCAGTCTAATAATTCTACTGCAGGTATACTACAGCATACCACAATAAGTCATGCAGACTATATTACAAGTCTGAACAGAAGTACTATATGTATCGATGATGTAAGGAGTGTATTGACAAATAAACATAAGTTTATTGTTTGTTATACTGATACAGATACGTGGTTGACAACTGACCCGTATTTTCAACCACCTGAAACTGTATCAACTACACAATCGGCACAATTATTTGAAGGATTATAATGGGAGAATGGTTAACTAAATTCTGGAAGAAGCCAGAACCAATTGAGATTAAAAAAGAAACAGTCGTTATCGACATGATGAAGGATGACGTAGATCCTGATGAAATAACAATTGAAAACGCATACAAAACTAGATGGATATGGTATCATACTATATTAGCCATAGGCATCTTTCTTACTAACGTATTGCTAATTGCAATACTAACTATACTGGCAATAAAATTATGAAAAAAGTATTAATAACAGGATGTTCAGGTTACATAGGTTCACATTTAGTTAATTATCTAAAAGATGATTACGATATATGGGGACTAGATTTGTTTCCTCCTCAAGCAGAGGTTAACGAGAATCAGTTTATACAGCATGACATCAATCATCCTTTTGGAGAGTTTCCAGAAGAATTTGATACAGTCATTCATCTAGCGGCTAGAGTCAGAGTTAACGAAAGTAAACAAGTACCTATTCAATACTACATCACTAACCTTAATGGTACGATGAACGTATTGGCTAAGATTAAAACTAATAACTTTATATTCGCATCGACAGGTGTTGCTGAGTACTGTTATGATCCTTATGGTACATCTAAGAAAGCGGCAGAAGATGTCGTAACTGAGTATTGCACTACTCACAACAAACAAGATTATACTATTTTTAGATTTTACAATGTCGCAGGAGTAGATGGATTTAGTCCAACTAATCCAGACGGACTAATGGCAAATTTATTAATGGCGCCGCAGAAAGGACATTTTATTGTATTCGGTGATGATTATGATACTCCAGATGGTTCATGTGTTAGAGATTACATACACGTGAATGAAGTATGTGCGGGTATCAAAACTGCAATCGAAAAGCCAGCAAACAAGATTGAATGTTTAGGTCATGGTAAAGGTCACAGTGTTAAAGAAATGGTTGAAACATTCAAGCAAGTCAACAATATAGACTTCAAGGTTGTTCAGTCAACACGCAGAGAAGGTGACTTACCTGAGACTGTATTAAAAGAAAAATCTACATATATGCAAGAACTATACAGTTTAGAAGAATTACTTAAAGTAATACCCGATGCATAGTAGTTGGAAGGTTTATGCCTATAAAGGTGACGAACTTGTTGCTGAATATCTTTTTGCGATAAAAAAGGACGCAGAGAAATTTAAAAAGGATATGCAATCCAAAGAGTTTAAAACTAAATTAGTGCATCAACAAGTAGGTACCTAAAACGTCAGCACGATTGGCTGAGTCATCACCGTCACCCGGCTTAACAATAACGTTGTAAATTCCTCTTTTGAATGATCTATCTCCGTCAGCAACTCCACCGTCTATTCCACCGCCACCATATGGTGTCTTCATCATTTCATCATAAGTGATGATCGATTTAGGATCAATAGAATATTTGGCAGCCATACGTTCTTTGAATGTTTGATAGTCTTTAGGACTATTCCATTGCCATTCACCGTCTGGTCCTTTTACTAATCTATTTCCGTCTTTCTTAAGAAGATCAGAAAATATATCTTTTGGTACAACAGATGAATGTTTAGTAACACCAAAATCTACACGTTTTTCTTCTGCTTTTCTAGCACCCATTGAGAAGTTAATCATAAAGTTGGGCGGTCTGTTTTGTGTAGAACCCGATACATCTGCTCGTTTAGTGTATGCATAGAAGTCAACTGTTGGATGCGTAGCGGCTAGTTTATATGCTAAGTCTAAGTATTCGTCAGAGAAGAAATCTCCTGCATCATGCCAACGTACAGTAACTTTATGTTTTTCTTGTTTAGCATCACCTTTACGTTTTTGTTCATCAATTTCTGCATTTAATTGATCAAAGAAACCACTCGGATCATTGTACAAATAGTTTAAAATTCTTGTTTGACTAAGTGATACTGGAGCCCATTGTACATAACCACCTTTTAATGCATAACAGAATGTTTTACATTCGCCTGCTCCTGGGCAGGTATTAATGATTACAAACTCTTTCTGTTCTTCATCATAACCTAATCCTGTTAGTGCAGGAAGACCTATGTTATAGAAGATACTAGTTGTACCGTCACTATGTTGCATCTTTTCGTTCTGCTTAAGTAAAGTTTTAGGTCTTTCAGTGATATCTGCGGCTAACTTATCTAAATCAAATTGTTTTCCTTCTGGATCTACAATTGGAATGTAGTTTTTAACATTTGATCTATGAACATAAGGTAACTTATACTTGTCAGTTTTCTGCTTATCTTTTGATAATATTCTGTCTAAGTAATCGTTTAATTCTTTATCTTTGATAACTCTTGTAGGTGCATCGATTGCTTCATCAACATCATCATGTGTAGATTTAAGACCGCTTAATTGTCTCATGTGTCTTAGATGTCTAGCAACTTCGCCTTCATCTGCATCATTATGATCTCTTTTATCTCTTTTAGGGGGAGTTGCGTTTGCAATTCTTTGATCTAAATCTGCTTGGGTAGATTTGCTATAAGGTACTGCTGGCTTTTTACCGTCTTTACCTAATTCTTCAAACATACTCATCTGATGAGGTTTGTCAGTTTCTAATTCTTCTTCTTTACCGGTGACAACTTCATCTTCTCTAGGACCAAATCCAATTCTTACAGGATTACCTTCAGCATCAACGTGACCTGAACCTAAACATTTTTCACATACTATAACTTCAGCATCATCTTCTGTTTCATCAACAACTGTTCCGTCGCCGTCACATGCTTCACAATTATATACTTTAGCAACTTCTGTTCTACTGTTACCATCGGCACGTGGTCTCCATTTGTATTCGTTTAGTTCGTCTTCTTCTAATTCACCAGGCTTAGATCCAAAGTATGAATCCATTTCTTTGTCGATAGTTGGTTCTTTGTTGTCAGAGATGTTTTCGTCTACTTCTTCTTCTCTATTTTTTGGAAGTGCAACGCCTTCGTCATGCAAAAATTCGGGTAAAGTTTCAACTTCAAAACCAGAGACCATTGAATCTAGTGTTTCTTCTGCATGTGCGGCGAATCTAGCATTGTTTTTAACGAAATCTGATGTTTCGCCTGGGTTAGATTCGGGTAAATGAGGCTTGACATCCTTCTCATTTTCCTGTATCATATCTAGTATGTTTCGTATATCACTCATAGGTTTATTTTTCCATCACTTTATAAGAGTATTTATCAATGTTTACAGATAATAATATTAAACGCATCGGTTTCGCCTGCAAATGGTCTGAGATCAATGACAAAGATCAACTAGTTTCTACTGAAGGACTCAATACAGGTGGCACTACACTGACGTGGTTGCGTAATAACCCTGACAAAGCAGAAGACAAGATGTGGGAAGTCATGGAACGCAACTTGACTAATACGTACAATCTTGTATCTAAGGTTGCTACTCTTCCCTTATCACTGCGTATGGTACGTCTAACTAGTGATATGATGACTGGTTACACTCATCCGGAGTTCTCTTACTTCTACAAACGTGCTGACGTTATCAATCGTATGGAGCAACTATGTGCGCCAATCGGTGAGGTTGCACGTGCAAACAACGTCAGACTATCATTTCATCCGGGCCAGTTTACAGTTCTTGCATCAGCAAGTGAGGGCATAGTCAATAACAGCATAGAGGAATTTGAGTATCATGTGGATATGGCAAGGGCGATGGGATACGGTAAGTCCTTTCAGGACTTCAAAATCAATGTACACATCTCAGGACGTAAAGGTCCCCAAGGTATCATCGATGTCTTACCCAGACTCTCGCCCGAGGCACGCAACACGATCACAATCGAAAATGATGAAATGTCATGGGGACTTGACGCAAGCCTCGAACTCGCCGATCATCTTGCACTCGTACTCGACATACACCATCACTGGGTCAAGGAAGGAGAATATATTCTACCAACCGATGATCGATGTCTACGTATAATTGATTCATGGCGCGGTGTACGTCCTGTGATTCATTACTCAGTATCACGTGAAGATTATCTTGTAGGACATAACATTGATCAGTCACCCGACTTAGACACATTACTAGAATCAGGACACAAAAAGCAAAAACTTAGGGCACACTCTGACTACTACTGGAACAATGCTGTCAACGACTGGGCTATCGAACATCTATCATGGGCTGACATGATGTGCGAGTCTAAAGCAAAAAATCTTGCGTCCTTCCAATTGCATGATAAGTATATAGAGAGGACATAAATGTTAGATAAAATTAAAAACATGTTCGGTAAGAAGCCCGAACCTAAAAAGAAATCATCACCCAAACTTAGTGAAAAAGAAAAAGCCACTAGAGCCGGTGAGCCTTGGGTATCTATTTTAAACGTAGATATAAACCCAGAAGATATTAATAACGGTGCATTTGAAATGGATTGGAATGATAAGTTTGTATTAAATCTTATCAAAGCAGGTTATAAACAATCAGAAGATGACACAGATGAAGAAATCGTAGACAGATGGTTTCAACAAGTTTGTCGTAATATTGCACTAGAAGTATATGAACAGGAACAAGCAGATCCTTATAATAGAAAAGATAAGGATCCAATTACTGGTGCAGACATGAGAGTTGTTACTAGTACAGATTTAGGCGACGGCAGATCAGAGGTAAGTTAATGGAAGCAGTTGTATTTTGTAAAAAATATCAAGAGGAACTTCCAGCAATGTCGTTTCCGCCTTTACCAGGTCAACCCGGTAAAGATTTAATGGCAACGGTATCTCAAAAAGCCTTTGATGCATGGAAACTTCATCAGACTACTCTTATCAATGAACGCCGATTAGATTTATCTGTTGCTGAAAACAGAACATTTCTTATTAAAGAAATGCACAACTTCTTTGATAACAAAGAAGTAGCACAAGCAGAAGGTTTTGTGGATCCAAACAAAACACTCGACAATGCTGTACAATCGTATCAACCCCCTCTGTCAGATAATAAATAGTCTACATGACTGAAAACAATTCCCATAACCCAGAAGGGGCAAGCCCTTATAAGGAAGTATTTGAACCTGATGAAAATTCAGGAATATATGAGGATGATATAATTAAACCTATTACATCAGAAGCAGATGATGAACGTAGTTTTGAAGGTACTATGCATACCTCAATATTATTGGGCACCGATGCATATAACGATTACTTTATAATTCTTGGTTACGACAATTATAATAGATACCTAGGCCCCGGTGTATCTTGGGTAGGAGATGAATCGTATCATCATTACATATCTATTATAGGTGACCATATATGGGAAAAAGCACAAGAAATGAACAAAAACAAGTTTGTTTTCAAACTAGCATCTGAAGGTTATACTTTCTTAGAGTTAAAACTTTGGTCTGATGTATTTGAATATGTCAATCATAGATACTTAGTAGGTCCTGATCAACCAAACATAATAACTCCTAATCATTTTGTGATGATTTGGGCATGTGCTCCTCATACTAAAAACTATCGATATATGATAGAACACAACAAAAAATATAAATTAATGTTACACATGTCCCAAATATGTTCTAATGGATTAGAGGATACACTTAATAGTCAATGGAATAGAGCCAGTGACTCTGAAAAGAAGATGTTAAAAAAATTAAACAGCAAACCAAAAATTAAACCTTATAAGTTTTTATTCTATAACAATCATCCTAAAATAAACAGAGTTTATTTTGTAGGACAAATAATTAGACGAAATTTACATGATAAAGGGTTAATGTCATTAAACGTACCAGAGAAAGAATTTGATGGAGTAGTAGAACAATATGCTAATCCTCGTAATTCTTTTACTCAGGCCTTTTTCCCTGAAACAGGACCAGATGTTTTTCAAGCATTAGTTAACAACAAAGAATTAACTTTAAGTTTAAAAGGTCTAGGAAGCAGAGATTTTTTAGGCACCAATAATTTTGATTTACATAACTTTCATATGGACCAAGATCAGTGGATATCTTTAGGTGAAGACACGATAGAACATGCTAGTAAATGTTATTTTGCTATTATTACTGAAACAAAATATTTACAAGATATAACTAACAAAACTCATCCAGAGATATATCCTCATGTAAGTGATACAGATTATGAATTTCCAATTACTATTGATACTAATTTTATAGACTGTATCACGTTTACTGAAAAGACATATAAATTTATTCTAGCAAAGATGCCTTTTGTTTTATGCGGTATGCCCGGGGCCCTAGCAGTATTAAGAGAAACAGGATACAAGACTTTTTCTCCATGGATTAATGAAGCATACGACTTGATCGAAAATGACGAAGATAGAGCAGTTGCGATTGCTGAAGAAATCGAAAGGTTGTGTTCTATGACTGATGAATGGTGGTTGGAAGCCCAAAAAGAACTTCTACCTAGACTAGAACACAACTTCAAGTATCTTGTTTCCTCACAGCAAAGATGTCAACAGTCCTTTAGATTTGCACTCGGCGATTCCAACGAAGAAATTTAATTTACCCTTTTTACCCATAAAGGCTTGCAATATGCGTAGTTATTGCGTATAATAGTATCTTATTAAATGATAAATAAGAGACTCGTATGAAATATGCCCTTATAGACACAGCAAACACGTTCTTTCGTGCCCGTCATGTTGCAAGTCGTAACTCCAATACATGGGAAAAGATAGGCATGGCACTACATCTACAGTTAGCATCTGCCAATCAGGCTGTGCGTAGATTCGGTATCGATCATGTCGTATTCTGTTTAGAGGGTCGTTCATGGCGTAAAGAGTTTTACACACCTTACAAAGCAAATCGTAAGGTTGCGGCTCAGTCATTGACTGAAGCAGAGCAAGAAGAAAATGAAATGTTCTGGGAGACTTATGAAACATTTACAACGTATCTCAAAGACAAGACTAACTGTAGTGTTTTACGAGATCCCAATGCTGAGGCTGACGACTTGATTGCTCGTTTCGTTGCATTACATCCTGAAGACGAGCATGTCATTATATCTAGTGACTCGGACTATGTTCAACTTATCTCAGAAAATGTACATCAATACAACGGTGTGTCAAATCAGTTTATCTGTTTAGATGGATACTTTGATGACAAGAATCGTCCAATCAAAGATAAGAAGACAGGCGAACCCAAGTTACTTGAAGATCCTGCTTATCTACTGTTTGAAAAATGTATGCGTGGTGACACTACTGACAATGTGTTTAGTGCATATCCAGGTGTACGTAAGAAGGGTACTAAGAACAAAACAGGTCTGTTAGAAGCATATGCAGACAAAGAGAAGGGCGGATTCAACTGGAATAACATGATGTTACAACGTTGGACTGATCATAATGAAGTCGAACATAGAGTGCGTGAAGACTATGAACGCAATCGTGTATTGATTGACTTGACAGCACAGCCCGAGGCTATCAGAAATGAAGTTGATGCTAATATCAAAAACGGCGTGACTGAAAAGAAAGAAGTCCCTCAAGTAGGTGTACACTTCATGCGTTTTTGTGGCAAGTATGAACTTAACAGAATCAGTGATCAAGCAGATAGTTATTCTAAATGGTTGAACTCGCCATACTCAGGAAAACTAGCAGATGGTTAAAACTGAAAACAAAATTTACGTTTACGAACTTAATGGAGAAAAAATGATATTAGATATAGAATTGACTGCAAAGCCCATCAAAGATGATGAGTTTTGGATTTTAAAAGATGGTGAAAGGAAAGTCGGTAATGTTTGTGCAAATAATGTAGGAACATTTAATGTTACACTACAAGACGAAGTATTTGAATTTGAGTCTATCAAAAAGATTCAAAAGAATACAAAGATTAAGTTTGTAGCACCCAAAGAATCTAAAGTAAATGTAGATACTCCTTACCCTGAATATCCTACAACTGCTAGGACATATAATTCTGTTTATGATGTCAAACGCGGTCTTCATGTTTTTACTAAGACTAAAAAATCAAAATGCTTCCATGCCGCAGGCTACTTTGTTGTTCAACACAATGGAATCGATCAAGTTATATTTTGCCCAAAATACATCTTTATTCAACGATATCCATATCAAGGACCTTTTAAAACAAGAGAAGAAGCAAAAAATCTGATAAATATATAAGCATATTATGTTACACATAAAAGATTTTGTGAACAAAGTATCATTAGGAGAGAGCAAAAGAAGTACAACTGTTGTTCTCCCAATTGAGCAAGCCAGAGGCTTGAAGGACGAATTAGTTATGTTGTTAGCAGATTTGCATGAGTTGAAAAAGGAAAAGAACAATGATGAAACATTTGATGTACAAGTTAAAGGCGGCTCCTTCAAGTGAGTAGAAACCAGCCACATGTAATTTTAGAGTATGTTGATAAGGAAACATACAAATGTGACCAAATCATAGAAGCATCTGGTATTTGGGCTGTTTACTATGATGATCAACCTATTAATCTAAAATCATCGCACTATCTAAACGGTGATGCGGCTCCAAAATATAAAAAGACAAGTTTTTCTAATCCTGGTCATGCAAGAAACCTGTGTCGAAAATTAAATGCACAATTTAAAACAGATAAGTTTACAGTCGTATTCTTAAATTCCGGTCGCACAGTTTACCCGGATGAAATTTCCTAAAAATAAAGAACAAATTACTGAAGCAGTACTTAATGAGATACCCGAAGGTATTATACCTTCCAGTATGCCATTAGATGATATAGTTTTTAAAACATGGTTGACAGGTAGGGGCGGTCAAGGACTACGACTCAGTGATGAAGGACTTAAATTATTTGAGTTAGCAAAACTCAAGTACTATGATTTTGAATTGGGTCTTGATCCTAAGTCAATGCACAAACGCAGAATTATTGCTCCAGAGGCATTCATACAAGAAATCATAAAAAAGATTAAGTGTCCATATTACCTCGGTGTCCATAAATTAAGGGGCAAAAAGGGCGAGCCTTTTATTAGAGTTTATGAACATAAAACTGCCATGATGATTACGTTACACGGCAACTTAAGAGAATATTTAGACTCTAAAGTATGACACTTTATGACACGTTAGCAAACAACCTAACTTAAGTGTACCCCATACGGCTTCCGCGGTATGACACTTTATGACACTTGCTACGAAAAGTAGCATTATAGAAAATTAGGTATAAATAGAAATGTAGGAGGGTCCTACATAGTAGCATTTTTTACACATTTGAAAAAACCTTTTTTAGGTGTTAAAAAACTACTCCTTTGCATTACACACACGGAGACGACATTGAAGAAATTCTTTTGCACAACGCAACACTGTATGCCCAGAGGCGAAGTATTAGGAGAAGTCATGTTATTTGTAACAACGACTTGGATTATGATTCACTCAATAGGGCAGATTAGCATTTAAAAATCTAATATCAGTTCCTCAAAGAAAAGACTCAGAAAATCAAAATGCCCATTTCGCAAGATTTGGGCATTTTTCTATTGACATTGGGTACCATTTTATGTATACTGTATAAACACTTGACACACTATAGGTACACAAAATGACATTTTATCGACATATTATAATTGTTCCTTTACTAGCAATCATCACTGCATGTGGTGGAGGTGGAGGCAGTGGAGACACTGCTGGGGCAATCATCGGTGGTACAATCGGTGGTAATAGTAGTGGCGGCAATAACAGTTCTAACGCATCCGTATCAATGACTGCAAGTAAAACAAGTGTTGTAAAAGGTGATAGTGTAACAATATCTTGGTCTAGTTCAAATGCATCCTCATGTACAGCCTCTGGTTATTGGTCAGGTAGCAAGTCATTAAGTGGTAGTGAAAACTTTGCAATGGATAGTTATGGCGACTACACGTTCTCTCTTAACTGTTCAGGTGGTACTGCAAGTGTAGATGTTACTGTCAATGATGAAGACAGTGAAGGCGGATGCACCAACCCTCATAGTGCAAAAATCAAAGAAGAATACTTAGGTGATTTTGATATACCTGTACCGCAAAATTCATTTGGAGAAGGGCATCTTAAAGCAATCGGCTTTAAAGATTTTGGTGTTCAATGGGTATGGGAAAATTACAAAAACAAAACCAATAAAGTAGAAAACTGTACTAAAACAGAATACGTCAAATTAATGTATAGAATGACATTGCGCCAACTAAAAGAACATGGTGTAGAAACTGCATGGGTATATAACTTTGGTTACTGGAACGATCATACAGAAGAAACGTGGACTATTAACCATAGTCGTAAACATGTAAGTGATTGGCAGATAGAATATATCGCCGAGACTGCCCAAGAGTTAGGAATGAATATGCACTATGCATGGCAGTTTTTAGCATTAGACGATAATAATACACCCTTGTTTCCCTTTAATGGTATGGTTTATGTTGACCGAGCATTATTAAAAAGAATTATGGATAGCCATGAAAAACATATGATTTGGGAAGCAGAACGATTAGAGCAATTGGGTGTAGGTGGCATGTCAGCAGATTGGAGTGCTATGTATGTTTGCATGTGCGGACTGTATGGTGAAATAGATCAAACTGAAGCCAACTGGCTTAGATCATATTACATGGAACGTATGGGAGGCATTGTCACAGAAATTAAAGCAAGATTTAGTGGTGAGGTATATGTAGGGGAAGGCATATTATGGAATGATAGCCGAGTCTTAGATCAAGTCGACGGAGTTGTGTTTAGTTTGCCTAATATGTTTAGTAAGGGCGAAGAAGACGAAGCCACAGTCGAATTAATGGAAGAACGTGTATTAGAATATTCAAAGCAACATTATGATAATTGGACGTGTAATACTCCACAACCATGTTGGGAATATACTACATATGATCTTCCCCCTGTGATTTGGAATCTGTTCGCACAAAGTCATAAGATGTTTTTAAGTACAGGTTGGAAAGAAGACGGCTTCTGCACCGAAGGCACATATGATGGCGTAACATATGAAGGTGAATGTATGCAGTGGAATATCCCAACAGATTTTTCAGCACAAGCACTTTTTATAGAAGGTATGCTCAGAGCAATTGATAAAGACCCGTGGTGGAACACAAAAGGTACTACAGCAAGTACTGCATATTGGTTAACAGATACTATAATTCCCAATAGTACTGAAACCCTTGCTTCTGGTATAGAAGGCTTCCCGAATATTTCACAATCAGTGAGGGGTAAGCCAGCAGAAAAAATTATTAAAGCCTGGTACACAGGCGAACACGAACAATACAATCCGGAGTATGAATAGTGCAAAAGGTAAAAATAGAAGACATTGGTGGAAAGGTAATTAAAGATAATGACCAATATGTATTGAGAGACAATGCATTTGGTGATAACTTAATACTTAGTAGTACAATGCTTAGAGCAAATCAAAGTACAAATGGCCATACACATGCAGGTCAAGAAGAAGTTTATTTCTTTATTAACGGCGAAGGTGAAATGGAAATAGATGGTGAACGATTTCCTGTCACAGAAGGAGATGTAATTTGCATCAATGACGGAGAGTTTCACAGAGTATTCAACACAGGATTCTTCGGTTTGTATTTTGTATGTGTATTTGACGGTGGGAGGAATCACTAATGAGTATTTGGAATGAAGGTAGATACTCTACCAATATAAAATGGGTAGCACAATTGTTATTCAATGGCGGTGTTGAAGAACTAGAAAAATGGCTAGAGACACTAGATAAACAAGAAGATAAAGATGATATGGTCCTGATGTTAGCACAAATGGTTCAACACTTAAATAAGAAGATTGAGCCCACAGTTGAAGGTGCTGAATACAAAGGACCTCAGCCAGTTAATTCACCAAATATACGTCAAAAACCGTTCTTGCGTATCGTTAGAGACGATGAAACTGAGTAAGTTATTGATATTATTACAGTAAAAAAGTGAAAATAATTGGATAAAAGGCTTGACTTTGGGTACGATTTTGCGTATAATATATGTATATTATGAACAAACAAGGGAACAATATGTACTTAATCATCGACAACACTAATCAAGCAATCCACAGAGAGCCTAACAAAAAGAGTTATGCCTCTACTCAGTACAAGACTGTAGGTGCCGCTAAAGCAGGCATTACCCGTACTGTAAAGTATTATCAAAAGGCTTATGATCAAGTTGCTGAAGTTGTTGCAGAAGGTAAGCCGGAGTATGCGGCTCCTATGCACAATGCATACCGTGATGCTACTGAGTCACAGTTTAATCTTACTCATAAGCAGTTTGCATCGTCTTATACGATTGTTGCTGTCGAAGATTACGTTGAACCAATGATTACTAAGACTGGCATCTGCCCAGGTACTGGTAAAAAAATCACTGTAACTGAAGGAATCAATACTCCTCATTACATGTCAACTCTTTCAGAATCATACTGGAGTGCATAAAGGAATGTATAGAACTATGCGTAGAAATCAAATCGAATATTCAGCCAACGATGTTTGGGCCGCTTCTGCAAAAGCATACTTGATGAATGGTAAGAAATACATCAAGGCAAATGTAACTGTCAAATATGACTCAGATGGAGAGGCATATGATGTCACTCCCAACCGAGACATTATGAAGCAGTTGTTGGAAAACAACCTCAAAGGTGTCGATGCGACTACAAAAAATCTTGGAGTTCAAGTTCGCCAGCATTATAAGGCCCTCACATTTAAGATGTTGACAGGTGGTTGGATGTCAGATTTTGAACGATCGGCAATGGCACTTGCAGATAAAGATGTGATTACCGATATGAAAGATTTCGGTATGATTGCAAGTCTTCCAAAAGCATATGACCGTGCTATTATCAAAAAAGGTCAAGAGGACCGAATCGTACAGGAGTCAAAAACTTCTACTGCTATCGGTAAAATCAAAGACAGATTAGAGTTGGATATTACTATCCTTAGAACTATCCTGTCGCAAAGGTACGGTTGTTACTTTATCACTGCTAAGACTAGCACTGGTTCAGTAGTATTCTTTGCCTCTTCTACTTTGCATCCAGCAATAGATACCGAACTTAGAATTAAGGGCACAGTCAAAGGTCATCGCACTGACGATGATGGGCTAGTGACCACCCAGTTGAATCGTGTTAAAGTAATGGAGGAAAAATGAAAAATCTAGCAATAGGCTTTGTCGTAGGATATCTAGTTTGTACATTTATGTACGGCGGAGCAGGAGCCGTAGGAGACGTTGTAAGTGCATCAGTCACTCAACTATCTGTATGGTGGGACCAAGCAGTTGCCGCTTTTAATCAACCTAGGGGTTGACATTAGAACTGGCCGGCTGTATAATAGTAGTATATTTAGGAGAAGCATATGAGTGCAAGTTGGATACATAAACTGAATGAATCAAATTCAAAACTTCATAAACAAGATGTTTTGACCCAAGCATTAGAGGCTGCCACACTAGGAAGTGAGAATGCTGATACGTTTTTAAAACTTGCTGGCATGTGTTACAATCCTTATGTAACATTTGGCGTCAGAAAAATTTCTGATAATCAGGAATCAGATAGAGAATATGCTAATCCTTGGCAAGACTTTATTGAATTACTAGAGCAACTTAAAGAACGTAAGTTAACTGGTAATGATGCCATTGATGCAGTAGCAAAGATGTCTTTACAATTTTCTAGTGATGAGTGGAACAACTTTTGTGCTCCAGTCATTCGTAGAGATTTACGTGCAGGCTTCTCAGTTGCTACAATCAACAAAGTTTGTAAGAAGACTGACTACGAAGTACCAGTCTTTAAATGTCAACTTGCTACTAACTCAGAGGGTCGTCCTGAAATGGCAGGCACTAAGAGACTTGAGCCCAAGTTAGATGGTGTAAGAGTTCTAATGGTAGTATCGTTTGAGCCAGGTATGTATGATCATCCTGAGCCAGTCGCAACATGTTACAGTCGTAACGGAAAAATCTTTGAGAACTTCACACATATTGAAGATCAAGTAACCACTAATGTAAGAAAAATAATTACGTTGTTAGGCAACGATATCGGCAATTGCACTAAGGGTTTTGTATTCGATGGTGAAGTTGTCGGAGCATCATTTAATGAATTAATGAAACAAGCACGTAGAAAAACTGATGCTAAGGCAGATGATACAGTGTTTCATGTATTCGATGTTATGCCATTAGCAGACTTTCAACGTGGTCATTGCAATGCACAATTCAGAAAACGTGTATCAGCAATGAACAACTTAGTACCACTCTTTACTGATCTCAGTTCACTAGAAACTATGTCTCACATTATAGTAGACTTGGATACTGATGAAGGTAAACAAGAAATGAAAACATACTCTAACGATATGGTCAATGCAGGATTTGAGGGCATTATGATCAAAGATTTAGAGGCACCTTACGAATGTAAACGTAATCTCTTTTGGATGAAATGGAAGCCTACTATTACTGTAGACTTAGAAGTCATCGATATCGAAGAGGGTACAGGTCGTAACGAAGGTAGATTGGGTGCATTAGTTTGTCAAGGAACAGACGATGGAAAACTAATCAAAGTTAATGTTGGCTCTGGATTTTCAGATGATCAACGAGCCGAGTTCTACTCAGCATCTGACGATGTGATTGGAGAGACTGCTGAAGTATTATGTGATGCAGTATCTCAGAATCAGGACGGCTCATACAGTTTAAGATTCCCTAGATTTGTCAGATTTAGGGACGACAAATAGGAGAATAATATGGCACAAATAAAAGATACGTTCAAAGACGAACAAGGAACCTTACACACATTAGCAGACATGCTTCCAGCACAACCAGGTGATGATGACTATGTAGATGTTGATGGTGGCCAATGTTGCTGTGGTGAGTACAATTGTAAAGAAGAATATGCACACTGGAGTTCAGGACACTAATATGGCAAAGGTAATTATTGCAACGATGTCTGAATGGCATCAAGTCCAAAGAAAATATGCACTAGAAATTGATCTTGCATATATTAAAAGTATTTTTCCGGATAAGTCTGATAAAGAAGTTCAACAAATTTTTGATGATCTTGTATCAGGAGATTTACTTGTCGATGACCTAGAAGAAATGGGTTACGAAGAAAATGGTTATGATAAGTTTTACGGAATCGAATGGGACTACCTAGATGAAGACGATTGGTGGACTATGAGAAAGGGTGGATTTGATGTCACCTATGATCAAGAGGTCATAGAAAAGGATGACTGATATTAATTATGACCCTAATCAATGGCCAGAAGAAATTAAAAAGTTAAGACTAGATAAACTAGTTGGCGCAAAATATACTTTTCCAGACGGTGACTATTTACTGGTCACTGAAGTTAAACTTAGAGATAGAGGCATTGAAGGCAAAGGAGTAGATGGTATTGCTCCTTGTGTCAAATACCATATTCAACAAGGTCCTGGCATTCCTAGACAGTTGACTATGTTTTACCAAGAATTTATTGACACTTATGGTCATTTGTTTGCTAAAGAGTTGGGGAGAGAAAAATAATAGTAATTAAACCTGCAAAATCGCACTAAATACTATGTACGATAACGCAAAGGACAACAATTATATGAAGACGAGTATCTTTATAGCCTGGCTGACTTTATTTACAGCACTCACTATTAGTGGTGTTGCCATTTATTATTCAGTATCAGGTTTAGCCGCTATTTTCTCAGCGGCAGTTATCCCCATCATTGTCATGGGAGGGGTATTAGAAGTAAGCAAACTTGTTACAGCAGTTTGGTTACATAGATATTGGGGTATAGCCACATGGTGGTTGAAGACTTACCTCAGCATTGCCGTACTGGTTTTGATGTTAATTACATCAATCGGTATTTTTGGATTCTTATCTAAAGCACATGATACTGCATCAGGAAATGCAACAGAAGCCATCGCAACAGTACAACGTATCGACGGACAGATTGCGAGAGAAGAAAATAGAATTACGATATTAGAAGATCGTATTGCAGGTTTACAATCTGGAGAAGGATTTGACGTATCTGCATCCATTACCCAACAAGAAACAATTAGAGACGGTGCTTGGACGAGAGTACAAGGTGATATTGATTATGCACAGGGTCAAATAGACAGACTTAGAGATCAATTAGCAGTATTGGATGAAGCAGTGAATGACCTCAGAAACAGAGGTGTTGAAGTAATTACGACAGATGAAGGCGGAACGTTTAGACGAGCAGAGACTGAAACAATCGACTATGTGGCTCAAGCAGAAGCCCTCTATGAGCAACAAACACCGCAACGTGACTCAATTGCAGATGATATTGCAACACAACAAGCAAACATCGACAGATACAGGGCACAAGCACAGACAACAATAAACGATGCTAACGCAGAAATTAATCGTTTAAGAGATCAATCTACATCATCACAGGACGATGATCTAAATCAGATTGATGAATGGAATACAGATATAGATAATATCTATGAATTAATTGACCAACTTAAAGATGAAAAATTTGAGTCTGAGCAGGCAGTTAGATTAGTAGAAAGTGAAGTGGGTCCTATCAGATACATCGCAGAGTTTTTTACTGGTACTGAAGAAGCAGATAACAATTTACTAGAGACCGCAGTGTCTTGGTTGATTATGGTTATCATCTTTGTATTTGATCCTTTAGCAGTTCTATTGTTGATTGCATCGCAATATACATTTGAACAACGTAGAAAGGAAAAACAAAGCCTGGAAAAGCCTGAACCCCCTGAAGATCCAGATCCTCAACCCTTAGGAGAGGGTTTTGATATGGAACCTTTTGGTTCCGAACATGGGCGCCAACATATGCTAAAAAGCAAAAATGATTTTCCAGAAGATGCCCTAGAAGACTATGACAAAATGCAAGAAGACATCAAAACTAGTCCACCTAGTGCTGTAGACGATGCCGCAAATGTCATGTCAGGGTTTGATTTAGATTTTACAAAACTAGAACCTAGTATAGCAGAAGCAAAAGAGGCTTTTGAAAACTGGGAACTAAGTAAGTTTCACAAAAAGTTAGAAGAAGAAGTCTCGGTTGAAAACGATCAGGTGAGTGAGCCTGTACCCGAGCCTGTCTTAGAAGAACCTGAAGTGATAACAGAAGACCCAGGGTTACAAGCAAAAATAGATGAAACAAAACAAGCATTTGCAGAGTATGAAGGTAACAAGGTAGTAGAAACACCGACTGAAGACGGTGGTCCTAGAGTTTCACAAGGCGTCACATATGAAAAAGTAAGAGATAGTGATTATTATATTGACCCAACCGGAAAACAAATACATGAAAATGCTATTAAAGAAATGCACCCTGAATTGTTCTTACAAGAAGACAGCGGTGCTAGACAAGCAGGAACAAGTTTTGGAACCACATTCCCACTTATCGCAGTCAAAGGTGATATCTTTGTAAGAGTTGATCAGATGCCAAATCGTGTCTTTAAATTTGAGGGCAAAGATTGGATGGAGATCGATAAAGAATCGACAGACTCATATACGTTTGATGAGGAATACATCAAATACATAATTGCTCAGATTAAGACAGGCGAGTATGACATTGATTTATTATCAGAAGCCGAACGTTATCAAGTAGAAGTTTATCTCACTAAAACGGGCGGATAAGTTACCCAAAAGTATTGCATAAACCTTCGCAATTTCATATAATACTAAGTAAGTTAAATTAATAATGCCCAAGTTAGGAGGGTAAGTATGAAAAATATATCAAATGTATTACTGTTATCAGCATTGATTGTAACCACAACGGGTTGTTCAATGTTCGGCGGTAAAAAAGCGGACAACGTTGAAGTCCCTAAGACTACAGCAGTCACTCAACAAAAACTTAGTACATACTTTGAAGACGATGGTATCAGAGTCAATTGGGAATGTATTGACAGAAACGGTTGGACTCTTAATATTACATGTAAAGAGTCTGAGATCAAATCGATTGAAGCAACCATTACTATCCCATCAAACGGTGGCACTAATTTTAATGGTCAGTCTGCAAATCAAATAGGTCAACTTGAATCAATGGCAATGATTGCTAGATTTATCAACGAAGATATTACTACTGAAAGGGTAGTAACTCTTATGGCTCAGAATGTTGAAAAAGCAGATGACACTTATCGTAATCCAATTAAGGGCACAGGTCAAAACAATGTAAATGCTCCAAGACTACCAGCAGTCGTTGGCATTACAAGTAGTGAGCCGCCCGCCCCTAGAGACACTAGCAGACCTAATATGAACTTTGCTGTTCGTTCTAACATCAATGATACTGTAAGAGAACTCAATACAGTTGTCAAAGGGAACTCACAAGCAATCATGCGAGGTACAGTATTTGAAGTTGATCAGAAAGACGACCAACTTATTCAAATTACTGCTACATGGAATAGAGAAAGAGCAGAAACAATTCAAAACGATATCGCACCTTACTTTAACTAGGAGTTGTCTATGCGACTAGTTCTCGCGGTCTTATTCATACTTACTTCTCCCGCGGCATATGCAATGCAAGTCGAGGGAGAAGGCCCTACATTAGAAATAGCACTTAATAACGCATTTAAAGTAGCAATTGATAACGAAGTAGGTGTCATATTAGATACTGAACGTCATTTGCAGAACGGTGAGATAGTACATAATCAAATCTTATCATACAGTGCAGGATACATTAACACATATCAAATTCAACATCATATTTACATAAGAGATTTAAACTTACATAAAATTGTAGTAAATGTTTCTGTAGCCAGTTCTAAATTAAAAAACTTTTTATTAAGTAGTAATCATAACCCACTAAGTTTTAATGTCGATAACATCAAAGCACAAATACGATTTTACAAAGAAGGTTATGTAGACGGACAAAAGTTACTTGACAACACCCTTAAGTATTTCCCTGGCGAGGCTATCAATATAACTCCACATGATTTCAATGTGGTTGCTGATTATCATAACCCTAACAAACATTATTTACATGTTCCCTTCACTGTATCATGGAACCAAAAATATTTGGTAGCATTGCAAGAACTCTTAACTTTATTTGAAGGTGATAGGGGAGGCCGCATATACATTACGTTCGGTGATGAAAGAGTTTACATCACTGATCAAATGTTGTACAGAAAACTACGCAAAGTATTTGGACGAAAAGATTTTGTGTCATTAAGTATTAGTTCATTACTTAAAGATCCTTCTATAAATACATGTGTGCAGAGTATAAGGTATAGCCCTGGTAAATCTTGGGATAGTAGCAGAGCATTATATACGTACACGGGCGGGGGATTGACATTTCACACTGATAAAGAAACTAGCAGTTTTATAATGCACCCTATAAATGAACAAGATTTACAAGAATTTCAGGGAACAACTGAACTTACTCTAAGGGTGTCTTCAGCAAATAATTGTCCAGAAAATTCAACAAGATAAGTAGAATATATGACTGATAAAGCAGAGTTTCATTGTTCTTTTTGTGGCACTCATAAGGACAATGTACAAAAATTAATCGTAGGAGAAAGTGTGGCAATCTGTTCGGATTGTGTTGTACTGTGCCAAACGTTAATTGAAGAAGAAAAGGTCGACAATAAAGATGATCGGTCTGATGTTATTGAAAAAGTTGAACCATATGCTATTTTAAGACACTTGAATAAATGGGTAGTCGGTCAACAATCTGCTAAAGAAGTATTAGCAGTAGCAATTACAAATCATTATA